TGAATCTGGAAACCAGAAGTATTCAGGGCATTGATAAGGTGGATAGCAATGAAGCCTGCATTTGCTCCTGTGTTGACATCGGAGTAATCCCCAATCCACCATAACTCGGTGAAGTCACTGTTCAGCAATACGCTTCTCGGTACAACCTTTACTGTCGAAGCAATATCGGCAGGGCCGACTAACATCTTCGCCAGAGCAGGTGAACATGTAACGAAATTACCGCCCATCTGCGGGTCAAAGGATGTAAGGTGTTTTAACTCCTTCATGTTGTTCGGCACGTTGTCAACGTCCTCACCAAAGTCCGTAAATTCGGGATTGGTTGCGAAGTTGATACCGCCTGTGGTCGCACCTAAGATATTACCGAAAGTCCCTGTTGCGGGATTAAAGCTGTCCACCAAAATACCTGCATTTAGCTGTAACTTTTCAAAGGTATCTACTGGTACTCTTGTAAATTTCTGTGCCATAATATCTCCTTTAGTGGAACTCGGATTTTACCTGTAGAAGGATTCTCCTAACAAAATCATCGTCAGGTTCCGAAAGCCTTTGGGCGAATGGTGAATTCTTCGTTATCCAAAGCCTGCCGTTATCGTAAGGTATACCGACTCCACCGCCTATATAATCACTGATTTGTTTTGCTTTTTCGCTTACCCCCTGCCAACTCGTGGAGCGATAATAGATATTACCGCTTTGGATGATTTCATCGCCGAATCCACTTACAGATGCCTCATAGGTTATATAAGGCATCTGTGCGTCATCGGGAACGGTATTTTCATCGTAGGCAGGGATACCAAAGGAATTCCAGAAAGTATTGAGTGCTGTCCATTGGTTCATGACATCCCCTCCTATACTGGCAAGGTTGTTACCTCTTCTGCTGTGACCTGCCTCATATCAAGCGAAGCACTGGCAGGGGTGAAAACATCATCCCCATCAGACGTAACATGGAACAGCTTACCGTCCCTCTTACGCTTGAAATAGTCGTTGAATTGCAGGGTTAAGGAACGCTTAGTGGTCACTGTGTACCTGCTACTTACACCCTGTTTATCGGCTATTCTAGCCTGCATTGAGGTGTCGAATGTGATTGCACAATCGAACTCTACACCGTCCTTCCACGAGTTGGAATAACCACCGTATTCATCCAAGACTTTCGTCTTCTCCATATATACGCATTTTTCCATCGCATTTTCGAGTAACGACATATGATACCTCCACTACGGTAGTTTTCTCCAAGGATTTAAGCGATAGGCAAAAGCACTCTGCCACCCTCCGTTACCTCCAGATTCAGTGGAACCGCCACTCGATTTGGAGTATGAGTAACCGCCGAAACTTTCACTTTGGAAGGGTGACATGGCTTCGCTTGTGGCTCCACCGTGCTTCGTTTGCCAATCTGATATATCCTTCGACAGAGCGATTACTGCGGGAGGTATTGCACAGAACCATATTGCTCCATCGAAGGTTTCGTCTTTCAGTTCCTCGGAAGGATACTGGTAGACTCCATCATTGAGGAGACTGCCGAGGATGCGGAAGTACATTCCTTCCTTCATCCCCATGTCTCCGTCATTGAAGGAAGTGATGACACCATCGGAGATTTCAAACTTTCCGTAAAACTTCGGACGGTCTTTATCGAACCAGTTATGTAAGTATTGACAAATCTCCGTAAGCATTATCATTTCCCTTTCTGACCCTTCTGAGGTTTGTTCGGTTTGGTTGCCGAACCATTAGTAGTAACGATTACTGACATACTGTACCTCCTATGCTAATGTGAGGGTTGACAGGTCGAACCACTGGATGTGCTGAACATCGCCGTTGGTCTGTACAACAACCAGAATCTGGTTATCCTTATCGGTTACCTTAATGACAGCATCCTTATCTACATCAAGTGTTACCAGACCACTTCCCTCGGAAGGCATAAGTCCCACCTGAACATCGTCATAGGTAAGGCCAGAGGAGAAGCTGTCAAACTTCAGGCAGATGAAGTAACCTTCGCCCCAATCTCTTACGAGTGCCTTGGTGGCATCATCGTAATATTTGAGGGTACCAGTAATCTTTCCGTCTGCTACTGCAATACTGGACTGCAGGTCACTGACGTTGGTTCCCCAGTAAGATTCTGCGGATGCGGCGGCAACGGTTGCATCTGTCATGCTTGCATCGGAAATGAAGCATACGCAGATACCGTCCAGATACTCACTGAACAAGGTCATGCCCATCAGAGCATTGTTTTCAGTGACGTCTGTGTCATAGTTACCGATTGTCCTGAAGCCAATCAGATTGGTCTCTCCATCAACTACGAACGGCAGGCCTGCTCTGGCGAAGTCTGCGTGCCCTGCGTTGATGTAGTAAAGGACGATATTTTCAATAGGTGTGGAAATGACTACACCCTTCGGGATTTCATCATCGGAACCGAGCAGGATTGTGTCGAATCCCATCCAATTCTTGATGTAGTTAAGGCCGAACTGGGTCGCAATCTCGGGCCCTACGGTGGCATCGCCAAGGTAATCATACACATCGTTGATGTTGGCGAAGCCGACAATCTGTGTCATTGTCCTGTGCATCTTCTTCCAACGGTTCTTTAAGGCTCCCTGAGACTTAGCCAGTGCCTTCTTGAAGGTCGGCACGGTAATTCTTAAGGTACCTGTCTGGATGTAGTTGTAGAAGTCATCGGTTACATCTGTCTGAAGCTGAGCAAGGAACTCATCATCAGTCATCTGTACTGCGGCATCATAGCCGTGCTTCATGATGGCTTCGATGGAAACGGCCTTCTTGAACTTCTGTAAAGACAGTTCCTTGTAGAACTGCTCTACGACAGTTGCCTCGGAGTAGGGAATCTGCTCGCCTTCACCGATATTGCCGTCCTGCAGGACAACGTTTGCCTTCTTGGATTTAAGTACCTGTCCAGGCTGTTTCTCGATTGGACGCATGATACCGAGGATATCCCTCAGATGGTCCCAGTTAAAAGTAAATCTGGTAACGAAGTCGATTTCTCTGGGTGTTACCTGAATATTGCCTGCTTTGGTTAAGCCTTCTTTTGCCATAATTCAAATCTCCTTTTAGCAGCCGAACGCTCCCATGTTTTCGGAAATAGCCTTCTGCCGCTCAGCAGGGTCTTTGATTTTCATGATTTCCTCACGGCTCAGCTTATGACCGCCAGTTTCCGCAGGTGGATTGGAAGTATCTGCTCCCTGTTCCTCCTCCTTGACGATGTACTCTGCCCAGTCCTCTTTAGCAGATTTCTTTAACTCTTTGGCATTGGTTATCTTGCCGTCTTCGTCTACCTCTACGTTGTCGACACCCTGCCATTTCAGGATTTTTTCAATGCCCTTGTCAGAAAATCCGCTATCCTTGAGCAACTCACGAAATTTGCCTGCCTTAATGGCATCCTGCTCTTTCTTGGCCTGCTCGGCTTTGTAGTCTTCATATTCTTTCTTCAGCTTGTCGTACTCGGCACTGCGGTTCTTTGCAGTCTCTGCTTCCTTCTTTGCAGTTTCTAATTCCTTCTGTACTCCTGCCAGTTTGTCAGCATCTTCCTTGTACTTCTCCGCATCGGCCTTCGCCTTGTCCAAATCATCTTGCAGGCCTGTCAGGGTTTCTGTGTGGGCCTCGATAATTTGAGATATTTTTTCGGGTTCCAGTCCCATTGCGGATAACATTTTTCTTGTTAGTGCCATACTTTACCTTTTCCTTTCCTTCGGTGCAGTCCTTCGCATTTAAAGGTCTTTCGCACAGTCCTTCGTGCTAATAAAAAACAGCACATCGCCTACTCCACCATTGATGAAATAGACGATATGCTGTTCACCTTTCCAACCGCCAGAAAACTCCTTTATCCCGACAGCGTACTCGCATACTTTATTTTAACACGTGAACATCTGTTTTTTCAAGATGCTTTATGCAAGAAAAAAGACCGATTATTCGGTCTCTTCTCTGTCCTCGTAATTCCCTTCTCTTAAGTCTTCGTATGCTTCGTACCAGAAGTCCTCTTCCGTCATTCGGCCCTCGCCGTTGTACCTGTCAAATAACTCGTTCTCCCACGCTTCAAATCCTAACATCTTTCTTACCTCCTGTACGCTAATTCCTTTGCACTTGGCTTGTACCTGTAACAGATACAGTCATCATCTTCGTAAAGTGTTACTGAGTGGTCAAGATGAACCGTAACGTCCGTTGCACAAAGCCTGTTGGCCCATCTCCTGACCTGTTCTAAATACTGCGGTTTATGATATCCGAATACATCCATCGTCTGTTTCATTTTGTTCCTCCTTGTCCTATCAACAATTCCAGTGCTTCAATGTCCTTCTGTGCTTCTGCTACTCCTGCTTTATCAAGTGACCTCCTGATGTATTTTTTCTGGCTCTCTATTAATTCCATCGCTCCTTCTTTGTTAATCTGTTCTGTTTCCTTTAAGTCGAACCTTGCTCTTGCCTCTGCTACTGTCATGTCTGTTCTCCCTCTCCCCGTCAAGCCGTTAGGTCAGCTTTGGTCTTATTTATTCCACTCTTCCCAAGTTTCTTCGGTCATTCCCAAGAACCCTGTGGCCAACTCTTTGTCTGATTCGTACATCTCTACCTTGCTGTTGTAATAGGCTTTTAACTCTTGCTCATCCTTGAATTCGAGTGTGACCTTGGTCTTGCTTAGGTTTACCATTATCGGCCCTTCTGGTGTTTCGAATTCGTAGAAGTGTGTGGTGACCTTGGAGCCATCCTTTAAGGTCATGACCCCGATTCTCTCTGTTTCCTTGTATCCGAGGAATGGTGAACATCCCTTTAAGGTGTCGTATCCGATTTCCTTCTTCGTCATTTCCTTGTTCTCCTTTCTACTCTGGGTCTACGATGAACATCCACTTGCTTCTCTCTCTGGTGTAGAAGAGGCCGTTAAACTTGTATCCTCTTGTGATTGCCTTTACGTCCTGCTCGGTGTATCCACCGCCGAGGTTCTGCTCTTCTGCTGTGTTGCTGTCGATTTTGGTGATTCTGTATGTCATGTTCTTTCTCCTTTCGGTGTTCGGTTTTCTTTAACTATGTTTATTATAAACTATGTAGTTTATTATGTCAACTACTTTTTTAGATTTTTTTAAAAAAATTAAGGGATTCTTCCGAACCCCTTTCTGCTCATTTGTCCCTGCGACAAACCTTAAATGCGATATAACCTTTTGTGGATTTCTCTGCTATGTCGGCCGCCATGTAGTCGCACTTAGCTTCAACGTATCTGACGATTCTCGGCTTCGAGTCATTCGGCCTTCCCATCTCTACGATGTAGTTTGCCACCCAATCTCCAAACTGATTGAAATGTCCCATGCTTATTCTCCTTTCCCCCGTATGGTCGTTAGGTCATCCATCGGCCTTAAATTACTACTCTGCTTCCGATTGTGATATCTTTCATCTTGCTTCTCTTTGTTATCTCGGTTGCTCTCTCCAAATCCTTCCTCGGCACTACTATCATCTTTGCTCGTTCTCTGATTTCCTGAACCTTGATTCCGTTATCCTTTAAGATGTCTGCGTATCTGCTTAACATGATTTCCTTTCTGCCATCGTGACCTCCGTGGCGGGTTGCTGTTTTTACTGAACCAGTGTCAGTGTGTGTACGGTTCTGGCAAGTGCTTCGCCCTTAACTGTTACGCTGTAGGCTCCGCTTTCTTTGTGCATCTCGAATA